GATCATTGTGCAGACGAAATCCGTTATGCTTGCATGGCTAGGCCGTACACCAGGAAAAAACCAGAAATCGAAGAAGATATCTGGCGGCCGCCGACAATTGAAGAAATGATGCAAGGCATGGATCGAACAAATAGTAACAAACCGCAAGGTTGGAGATTATAATGGCTGAAGAACAAATGTATGATGCAGAGCCAAAGAACCAAAAAGAGCGTGCAGGGTATTGGACAAAAACCATCAACCAGGCATTAAAGTTTGAGGAGCAATGGCGCGAGCGTTGTATGGATATTATTGATCGGTATAGGGATGATTCTCCTGATCGAGTCAGCAGGGAAATTCGTATGAATATTTTATATTCTAATACGGATACATTAAAATCTGCATTATATTACAAAACACCTAGACCAAAAGTAAATCGCAGATATCGAAATAATGACCCTGTTGCCAGGACAGTTGCAACTGTTTTGGAGCGTGCGTTGGAATATCAATTAGATGTATATAATTTTGATACAGAGGTTCGCAGGGCATTAGAGGATATGCTGTTGGTAGGGCGTGGTGTTTTACGAATGCGTTATGAACCTATTGTTGTAACAGGTGATGCAGAGCGAATAACCATTAAAAGACAATCCATTATGGGTATGGGCGCTAAAGATGATGGGTCTTTTGGTGAAATTGAAGTTGGCCAAAAATTTAATGATCCTAATGGCAATGAAATTGAAAGCAATCTAGTTCTGCAAGATGGATTAGGTATGTTTATGAATGGCGATCCTGTAGAATCTGTAGAGGAGCAAAATATTCGTTGCGAATATGTTTTCTGGCAGGATTTTGTTATGTCGCCTGTTCGCTGTTGGAGTGATGCAAAATGGATAGCATTTCGACATTTACTTACACGCTCAGAATTAATTGATATTTATGGACAGGCAAAAGGGCAGCGCATACCGCTAACCTATATGGCATCAGATGAAAAATATAGTTATAATGACGATTATCAACCTGATCGTGCTGAAATTTATGAAATATGGGATAAACGTTCCAATAAACAAATCTTTGTGGCAATGAACCATGATGAAATCTTAGAGGAATTTGATGATCCGTATAATCTAGAAGGGTTTTGGCCAATGCCTGAACCTTTATATGCAATTAGCACTAATGATACCTC